CTGTTTGGTCCACGGTACTGTAAAAAACACCGTACGGAAAATGAAGAAACTTGCCGCCAGTCTCGGTGCTAACTAAGTTATCAAACGCATTTATGAGGCGCGTGAAAAATAACCGCAAAACATTACTGTTTTGGTCCATAAACGGACGATCATAAGTCTCAGTTGCAAGCGGCAACGCAGGGGGAGCGGGGCGCTCTAATCTATTAGCCACTAGCGCCTCCCGTCAGGGCGCATGTCCACTCGTGGTGAACCTAACTGCCATCGAACCCCAAGAGAATCTGATTCAACTTTGATAGACATCTGACGACCGCGTACACGCGTGTTTACCTGCCCTGTAAACTTCTCAATAGGCACTGTAGCCGTACGTGTTACCGTACCGGAGTTAGATCCTCCTTCAGATGTGGGACTGTTGTACCCTGATCCAGAGTTAGCCAGTGGCAACAGACTCATAGTGGCGTGAGGTTCATCTATTGTAGAACCATCGAACGTCATATCCGGCATCAAACGCCAAATAAACGCAAACCGATCGCCGTCGGCTATATCAAACTGCCCAGACGTAATGGACGCTGAAATCGGCACAGGGGTGCCCGTCTCGTTATCGTCAGTGCCAAACTCTTGGTTGGTCAGGTTGTATGTGTATGAAGCCGCTAATGGATAGTCACGTAACCCAGAATCAAGCCACGCTGTACGCGCCATCGTGCCGTAGTACCACGTCTTTTCAAGGTAGTTATAGACAACATAACGATCGATTGTCTGGCTGTTCTGCGAGCAATAGAACCACCATATTTCGTGAAACGCCTCGTTAGTCCCTGCGAATACTTGGTCGTACTGCAACTCGTTGAAGTCATTAAATACAAAACGTCGAACATCACAAGGTAGCGTTTGCGTTCGCCCGTCGTAGGAATAAAACTTATCTTTACCCATCCAGTAAGCAACGCCACCAGAGAATCCAACTGCGTTTTGAGACGCAATAGATATGTTATCTCCTACCAATTGCACGCCCCAAACGATCGGAGCGCCTTGATACTGCAACGAGTACACGGAAGAATCGGTCCAAACAAGCACCTCTTGGCGCGATTGTTTGGCAGTCACAATCTCTGTGCCCTTAGATAGACGCAAATCACCCGCTTGGTTTGTAACCGCCGGAGTCCAATTTGCAGGATCTTCTTGGTCTGACCATCGAATAAGCATAGGGTCAAAAGTTGCAGACCCTAATGTATTTGCCCCAAAGCAAAAGACAAACCGACTGACGTCAGATACAAGAATAAAATTTTGTTTGGTAGGCACGTTCGACGCACCTGCTAGCGTGTTTAGGTACACGGCGCGAGTCTCTACGCCGTTAGTCGCATCCCAATAGAAAATATCGCCGCCACGTGGACCAAATATAAGGTCTTCACCAAAGTTTGATTGACTCCAAAGCCGAATAGATTCGGTCGAAGTGCCACCTGTACCCCATACACCAGCGCCCCAAGTACCTCCACTCCAACCCGTCAATGGGACTTCGTAAGGCTCACCTGTACGTATCTGGTACGCACCAACAACTGAAGACCCGCCGTTACCTGTGTCAGACGCATTGGCTGTCGCTGTGGCTGTTATGGTGTAAGTATTGGCATCGGGTACTGCTACGATCTGGTACTCGGCGTTAAGAACTGTCGCTGTAATGTTACCGCCAAGTGTTACTGCTCCGCTAAAGGTAACAAAATCACCTTCCCGCGCACCGTGCCCTGCATCGGTAATTGTCAGCGTAGTGCTACCGTTAGTTGCCGCAAAGGTCACAGCACCGGCAGAGGTAGTTTCTCGAACCGGCGTGATGTCGTTATAGCCGCCACCTTGCTCTAAATAAAACTTAAGGTGCGTACCTACGCCAATAAGATTGATACTCCCAAGGGTTATCCAGTTAGATAAAGAGCGACATACGCCTTGAAAGGTAGACACGGAAATACGTTCCCACCCACCAATCTTCTCGGGATACCCTTGCCGAAACCGCACTTTGTCACACTCGTACCAACCAGCTTCATTGGTATATCGTGTTACTTCTCGATTAATTCCTGCCTTAAAAGCTAACTTTTTTAACGCCATATCGCACCTATAGTGTGTCGCCAAACACCGGCGGCAACGTGGTTACTTGTATAGATACGCTCTCTTTTAGATTAAGAGGTTGACCACAATCTGAACAAGTGTCGGCTTCTAACTCGGCTTCGTCAAGGTCATAGCCGCAATGTGCACAAACAACTTCTACTGTGTGTGTAGGTTCAGTACCGTTACTAAGCTCTCTTGCGTCAACAGTATTACGCATATCCTTCTCCGTATCGGCCTGTGCGGATCATCTCACAAACCTCATCGGCTCGTGACCCGACTTGTTTTGCCCAGCGTGAATCATAAAATTCATCCCCAGCTTTGGCATGGTCGCCAACCGCCATAGCGGCCATCGCGTTTTTAAAGCCCATAAGCCGAGTTAGACCAAGATTAAAACACAAGTTGACAATCGCATCTTGACGAACCGAATCAAGATCCACGAACCAAGGCAGTGCAATCAACTCTTGCTTGCACCGTTTAATGTCATTCTCGAGAAGGTAGTCAATCTCATCATCAGACAGCCCTAATCCAGATTCGGCAATGTTTCTACCAACCCCAATAGTTTCGTACCCTGCGGAACATAAGTATACGTGTGATCGAACACCTTCGTGACGCTTTAACTGTGCAACAAGTTTACTCATAGGTCAGTCCTGTTTCTGAGATGCGCCAAAATAGAACGACACGACTGCGGAAACAAGGCCGCCAAGATACCCGAGGATCAAGTTAATCAACTCCATCGACGTGTTTCCCGGAGGCTCGATTGTGATTAGTGTGATGAACCCGCAGAAAAACAGCACGATCGTCAAGCCGATAGACCTAGCGGTCCAATCAGTAGAGAAATTTTTACGCGCATTTTGAATGTCTGCGGTCTCTAACGCAAAGACGTCTACTTCTAGTTCTTTCATGCGAACTTCAAAGTCTAACTCTGCTTTCTTGATTTCAAGTAACTGCTCTGGTGTTGCTTGCGCCAGTGCCTTTTCAATCTTGGCTGGAGCGGGGTCACAGCCTAAAACATCCGCAAGCATTGATGCCGCCGCACCGCCTACAGGGCCACCCAGAGCGGCTCCTAGCGTAGGGGCAAGAGAGCCAACCAAGCCTTTTACCTCGTCAAAATTCATCCTAAATACTCCATGCCTTTGAGTAGGCTAACAACAAGAACAGTATTGCCCCATATCATGCGTTCGAGGCGCTTAAATTGTCCTCCACCATCGTCGAGTCTTTTTTCAATGCGGTCCAGACGGTCGTCGATGGATTTGCGTAACACCTCGCACTCAGCTTGGTGTATTTCAATTCTTTTTAACGCCTCGTGTGCCGTGTCCATCAGTTACCACCTAGCGGATTTGTTGCATCTATTGCTGTCCATAAATCATCCATGTCACGTTCAAAACGCTTAAGGCGTTCGTCTACTGTTGACAACGCGTCTAGTTTACCAGTTACGCGTAATTCTGTTTCGGAAGACGTTTTCTCTACTGTACTAATACGATCACGTAAGTCCAGTAGCTCTTGCTGTGCATCCATAATTTGCACAAGGTTCGCGCCAAGCTCTGCCAACTTACCTTGCAAATTCTCAACGTCTGCCGCAGTCATGGCTTGCTCCATGTTGGACAATTTGACGTCCATAGTCTGTAGCCGTGTGGTATTCGACTCTCGAAGGTCATCGAACCGCGTTGTTAAACCGTCTGCCTGCGATGTAGCCGCTACTACAGCTTCAGACTGCTCACTAAGTTGAGAGAAAAACTGAGACGCCGCCCAGATTCCGCCCCCAATTGTTGAGCCAAATGTAAACACGATAGCGATCCAAACGCCCTTGATAGACGTCCCGGCAACGTTTACTTCTAAATCTTCAAGGGCCACTGCTTAAACACTCCTCTCTTTCTTCAGTGCTATAACCAAACCAACAACCGCCTTCGGGGCTTTCAAGCCAAAAATCCTCTGTCTCAGCGCGCGTCAAGACTTGTTGGGCGTCAACAAAGTAGTTGTTAACTTGCAGACCTTGAATGGTACTACCACCATCAAACGACACCCAAACGGCTTGCGTAGCTAAATCAAAGAATATAGACGCCGCTTCTTCATACGTCACACGAACATCGTATGCCATACTGTCTGCTTGCTCTAACAGACTTTCATCGTTAGCCACAGCCATATAAGCGGCGGCCACTTGGATTGCCTGCTCAGTATTAGACAACGCATCGTTATAGGCTTCAATCTCCTCGTCTTGCAAAGTTACGTCGTTTGCCCCCATAAACTCCTGAAGGGCCATAGCCTCTCGCTCGTCTGGAGCGGACTCTGCGTCTTGCGCCATTTCGTTAACAGTTGCAACCATAATGATTTGCTGTGCGGCTTCGACATACGTATCAATCATCTGAGACACAGTATCCATTGCTTGGTTGGCTTGGTCTTGAAAGTATTCGTCTGCACCGGGATCGTAGCTGTATGTTGCCGCTGTAACTGCCGCGACTGCCGCGTTATAAGCATCTTGCTGTGTTTTGCTGATATAGCCATTCTCGGCCATCGCAGGAGCAATATAGCCATTTGCGGCGTAAGACTCGCCACCGGCAATAGTTTTTATGCCATAAGCAAACGTGTCACGAATACTCTGAGAGGTATCGACTAAGTCGTTAATTTCGCTCGCGTTTAGTTGAACGGAAGCGCTCGCTAAGGCTACCATTATCAGACGTCTGCTCACCGCTATCATCGCCCCCTCCAGCTAAAAGCTCGTCGTAAAAAGCTCTATCCTCATCATAATCAGGAACCCACATAGCCGGGTTCTGTTTGATCGCTAGTATGGCGTTTTTACCTACAAGTAATTTACCAGACCGAATAATAGGGCATGGAGTTGCACTCATAAACATCGCCCTCCATACCTGAGCATTTTGGCACATCAAAGAAACGCTTGCGACCTTCATCCCCATATTTGAGAGCGTAATGGCGTTAAGCCTTCGATTACACTCTTCATCCTGCACGTATTTGCCTGATGAGATACCAACAGACATAAGTTGTAAGCCACCAGATAATGACTTTAGACAAGACTGTTGCCCACTACTCATCAAAGATGGTGATATAGCTGTAGACACGGGCATCGACCTAGAGCCAGCACCGTTGTAAGTCTTGCTCACATTCCCGTTATTGGAGTTGCTCGTATTGAGATCACCCTCAATATTCGTGCCGTCGTCGTCATCAAAGTCCGGCTCGTACTCGCCATCATCCCTTACGGGCGCAGGATCAACTTCTGGAGCAGGATCAATTTCCTGCCCGAGGGCAGGATTAGCAAGACTAATTAACAGTATCAGCAGATACTTCTTCGTAATCCTCATCTGTGATCTCCTCAGCATTGCCCAAGGTCTGAGCAAGAGCGCTCACAAAGGCTTCTCGCCCAAAGGCAAGCTGATCTAAATTGAACCGCGCATTAGATATTTTGCGGTCGAGATCGGTGACGTGATTGACCATCGCCTTCTGTTGATCGTTAAGATCTTCAACAAAATACTCTTGGTCGTTTACGGTGATTGGGGTCTTTTCATTTTTTCCCATCGTCGTTACTCCTAGTTGTGGTTAAGGTTTATGAGGACCAAGGCACACCAGATGCTTCTACTGGATTTACCTGTGCGTCGATAAGGTTCTGAAGGTTAGCCTCTGTTTCAGACTGATCTACTCCGTTAGCCCAGACCCACGACTGTGCTTCAGCTTCTGTTACTGCGTCATAAGCAATGAAGTCAGATGCAGAGGCGTCATAGGTTAGACCGACAGTGCCATAGCTAGCGGCTGTGTAGGTAACAGCGTCGTCACCAGTGCCTTCGGTTTGTGTTGCGGTGCAACGCCAGTGAACAACATTGATGCCGCCATCAGCAATTACGTGTTCGCAGGTTGGGATTGTCCATGTAAATGTAGCGGCCATCTTATTTCTCCTTAAGCGGCTTCTGCGGCGGCAATAGCGGCATTGACTGTGGTCATATCTTCATCACCCCAGTCGTCCATTGCAACACCGGCTGATAAGTAGCCTGAGCTACGCATGACACGCTCTTTAACTTCTTCGTCGGTCATGTCAGAGCAAAAGTCATTGTCTGCGTCTAAGGCGTTTGTGATAACACTGACGCTACCCAGCATGGCTGAATACATCTGCGCTTTTTCTTCGTCGGTTCTTGCTACTTCGTCAGTCATGATTATCCCTCTAAGGTTTCAATTCGTGCGGTTAATGCGTCTACTTGTGCAGACAGTTCTTTGATGGCATTTATCATGTGCCAGTTTAGTTTGTCAGACTGCACAGACTTCACGCCAGTGTCATGTTCAACGACACAATCAGCGCATACTTCTGCGAGTTCTTGTGCAATAACTCCAAGCTGTGTTCCTGCTACTTCTACAGCGTTTGATTTAGCAAGCTCACCTGCGGACTCTACTTCGTCTGGAGTTTTGTATTCAAAGTTGCGGACAACCACTGAGTTTATAATTGACAAGCCGTCAGTGTTGTTTGTGATGTTTTTCTTTAATCGCTCATCTGAAACGGTTGCCCAATTAGCAGAGTTATTACCTTGGAAAACATTACCGCCATTTGCATTTATATATCCTGTTGAGCTTCCTTTTCCTGCTGAGTTTGTAGCTATAACGATTGAATTTTCTTGCCCTGCACCACCAAGTTCAGAACCATAACCAAGAATAATATTGCCGCCACCTGAAGTGACAGTGCTATCACCTGCTAAAGCACCTATTAGCGTATTGTTAATTCCTGTGGTTACTGCCGCACCTGCTGATACACCCATAAGCGTGTTATTAGCGCCGGTTGTCATGCTATAACCTGCAACATAACCAACAGCAGTGTTATTTGCATCTGCCGCTGAGGTGTTGTTTTGCGTAAACAACGCAGAATAACCTATAGCCGTTGACCTGCTTCCTAGCGTTTCTTGCCCTAAAGTGTTTACGCCAATAGCTACGTTGAAATCAGAGTCTGTTAACGCATCACCTGCAAGACCACCAATAAGGGTGTTAAATACACCTGTGGTTACTGCCGCACCTGAGTTATGCCCTACAGCTACGTTGTACATATTGGTAGCTGATGCAGGGTTTTGCGCGTTTAAAGCAAATGTGCCGATTGCTACACTTTCAGAGCCTAAGACATTTGTTGTCATGGCAGAGTAACCAATGGCTACGTTGTTGTCAGCATCTGTAAGAGCATCGCCAGCAAGCCCACCCATTAAGGTGTTTTGAACGCCTGTGGTCATTACTCCACCTGCGGAATATCCTACAGCAGTATTGTATGTGTCGGTGTCGCTAGTAACATTAAAAGTGTTTAATGCGTTACTTCCTATTGCAACATTTTTATTTGCCTTGGTGTTTGCCTTTAAAGAAAATCTACCTAAAGCAGTATTATTTGCTCCTGTCGTATTAGCTTCTAAAGCCGCGGAACCAACTGCTGTGCTATAACTACCCGTAGTGTTTGAATATAGAGCGCCATTCCCAACGGCTGTAAGCTCGCCGCCTGTGGTATTTGTCGTTAAAGCCGTATACCCAACAGCAGTGTTGTTTGAAGCTGTGGTAATTGCATCACCTGCTAGTGCGCCGACTACTGTATTTTCTGTGCCTGTGGTGTTAAGCCTTAAAGATTGAAAGCCCAGTGCTGTGTTGTTAGATGCGGTGGTATTTACTAATAAAGCGTCTTTACCTACTGCTGTATTGCTTGCGCCAGTAGTATTAGCACCCAACGAACCGTCACCAACCGCTGTGTTATTAGAAGCTGTTGTGTTTGCGTCAAGTGCTAAAGCACCAACAGCTACGTTTGATGCACCTGTGGTGTTGGCTCCTAAAGAAGCATAACCGACTGCTGTGTTGTTAGAGGCAGTAGTAATCGCATCTCCAGCAAGTCCACCCATTAAGGTGTTTTGAACGCCCGTGGTTACTGCCGCCCCTGTATTATCTCCAATAGCTACATTGTAAGTATTGGTAGCAGAGGTAAAGTTTTGCGCAACTAAAGCACGATTACCAATAGCGACTGACCTACTGCCCAGAGTGTCAGAAGAAAGAGCGGCGTATCCAATAGCCACATTTACGTCAGCGTCCGTCAGTGCATCACCTGCTAGACCACCTATAAGCGTGTTTTGTACGCCTGTGGTTACTGACTCACCTGCAAGATAACCAACGGCAACATTATAACTTGCGGCATCGTTGTTTAATGCACTTAAAGCCCATGAGCCTATTGCAATATTAGAACTGCCAGTATCTTCAGCATCTAATGCCCTATAACCAATAGCTACATTGTTATCACCCGTAGTAATCGCAGTACCTGCTTCATCACCTACAAGAACATTATAAATGCCACCGCTTGCAATGCTGTTACCTGCGTTGACACCAAAGCGGACGTTAAAGGTTCCTGCGGTTGGGGTGGATAGAGAGCCGTCTGCGGCTATTTTAAAACGAGCAGTGCCACCTGTCGCTAAATCTAAATCTGCTGACGCGCTATTTTTTTGCGAGTCTATTTGATTTCTTGAGCCACCATCGTCACTTAAAAATAATAGTTGAGAACCACCTGTATGACCAAGTGTCGCGCTTACAGCAAAAGTTGAACCTGTATCTACAGTAAGCCCTGTGCTTGTCACACTAGAATTAAACGTAGCCGCACCTGCCGCTGACATATCAAG